TCCTCATTGGGCATTGTTCTCTCCGGTGTTTACCAGTTTAGCAGCCATGTCTTTTATGTCCTGTTCTACAGTGTCCAGCATGTTCTTGACGCTATTTTTTACGATGTAGAGGCTTGCAATGGCGTGTAAGCTGGTGATCTCGGCATAGTGCTCGGCATGATCCCATCTGTTTGCTATCTTGGTTTCAAGATGAGCAATATGGATCATAACCATGTCATAACCAGTGATGACGCGGCCTAATTTGATGCTTGCCAACTGTGCGGCTTTGTCATAAAAAGCAACGTGATCGCCATAATTTTCGGCATGGTCGCCTGTGATCTTTGCAGCGTTGAGCAGTGTGTTATCTATGTTTGTCATTAGTTTTGTTCCTTCCATGATTGAATGAGTTCTTCCAAGTCTCTCGTCATCTGATTAATGATTGCTTGGCTATCTGCTAGTGCCTCTTCCATCTTTTCCATCTCCTCCTTCCATTGTTCGTTTAGATCATTGAAAGCGTTTTCGCTGTGCTTGATGTTCATTGTGTCCCCCTATCAAAAAGCCATTGCCAAGAATGTGATGAATGTGACGAAGCAAGCAATGCCTGCCAGTTCGATGATGTCTCCTACGATGTATGCCATTGTCGTGTTTCCTTGTGTTTGATTAGTTAAATTCAACGACCATCATATCGTAAAGCCATTGTTCAACGGCTGTCAGATCAGATGATGAATATTCTTCTGCAGCACACATGGTCCAGAAAGAATTATCGTCATTCTCGACGATCCAAAAGGCATTGGCATAGATAAAACCCTTGTTGCTGATACCATCGAACCATTCTTCCCCAAAATGTTCGGAAAGATTGTCTGTTTTTGTGCGTGATGATTGGAACTCTTGAAAGCTGATCATGTCGTGCATCCCCTTGCTGTTGCCGTTTGTTTCCGGCTTACTCATATAACATATATCTCTTATTATTATATGTAAATAGCATAATATCATATTTATGATCAGTAGAAATACTTAGAGATTATAATCCTATCTATCCTATAGGTATCTATCATATCTATATAATAGATATGTGATGTAAGGTAATGATATAGAAGCTGCTCATTGAACAGAGATTCGGTTAGATCCTTTCTCCCTGCGCGTCAGGCAAACTGGTTGCCAGGTTGTCAGACAACTTTATGGGTCTGGCATATAAATCACATATCTATATCGTTATTTAATCTCTTATATATATGATAAGAGACTAGGTTAGTGTTAGTGTAAGAATATACAGACCTGGCATGTGACTTGGCCTTGCATGGGCCATGGGGGGGCTGGTTTGCGTGCACCCCACAAACCTCTTCCCCCAAAAATTATTTTGACTTCTTGTTAGTTAACAGTTATGTAATGTTGCATGATAGTGATTGATAGGAACATACCTGTGACTGAAGTGCCTCGGCAGCGCAGTGAGGCTAAGTACCCGTTTGAGGGTATGCAGGTTGGCGACAGTTTTTTCATTCCGTGTGATGACGAGAGTGGACATTCCACGCCCAGCTATCGTTTGGCTAATCAGTTGCGGGCTTTGTCCTGGAAGTACGGGAAGCGTTTGGGTTGGAAGTTTGTAACTCGCACGGTTGACTGTGGTGTTCGGGTTTGGAGGGTCGAGTAGCGGGGTGGAGAAGTCTGGTATCTCGACAGCCTCATAAGCTGTAGGTCGTAGGTTCAAATCCTACTCCCGCAACCAAATGCGCCCGTAGCTCAACTGGATAGAGCGTCGGTCTACGAAACCGAAGGTTAGAGGTTCAATTCCTTTCGGGCGCACCATTTACAGGGGATGAGAATGTTACATGTACTGGCTTGGGATAATGTTGATCAGCGGCTGATAGATGCCCAGAAGTCTGTGCTTGATCATTTCAAGATTGATTACACCTTGCACCGTGAAAATGTCGGGCATGGGCTTTGGATGAACCGGATCTTGGAAACCTCCGAGGATGAGGTGCTTGGGTTCTTGGACGTTGATTGCATTCCCATGAACTCCAAGATTGTTCCGGCAGCTCAGACCTATGCTCGTAAGAACAACAGTTTCATTGGTATTGCCCAGGTGTCCAATCACATCCCACCGGCAGCCCATATCTATGCCGCGCCAGCGTTCTTCTTTATCAATCGCCTGGCATGGCTTAACCTCGGCAAGCCCACCTTTGAGGAAACTCCTAACTCGGATGTGGCTGAGAACGTCAGCTATGCCGCCGAAATCAAGGGTCTGCCCTATCGTGCGTTGTACCCTGTGAAGTGCGTAGAGCCTCTGTGGCGGCTGGGGAACTACGGAATGTATGGCATTGGCACGGAGTTCATCGGCGGTATCTATCACCTCTATCAAAGCCGCATGTCCAAGAACATCAAGATGTTTGAGCGCGTCTGCGAAGAGGTCGTGGCAAATGAAGTTTGACCTCAATCACTTCTACCACTTCTGTCGGCAGCTCAAGATCGAAACCAAAGAGCATGGCCTCAAGAAGATGGATAATCTTCTCGGCACTCAGACCTATGTGATGGAAGAGATTGCCAAGGGTCTTGAGGATGATTGCCACTTTTTTGTTATTCTGAAAGGACGGCAACTTGGAATCACTACCATCAGTCTTGCTCTGGATCTGTATTGGCATTTTATCACGCCTGGGATGCAAGGCACATTAACGACGGACACGGAAGAAAACCGTGACATGTTCCGCTCGACCCTCGCCATGTACATGGACGGCTTGCCCAAAGAGTTTAAGATCCCCGCTCTGGCGCATAACCGCAACAGCCTGTCGCTGAAGAACCGTAGCCGCTTGTTCTATCAGGTGGCTGGCTTGCGAGCGAAGGGGTCACTGGGGCGCGGTAAAGCTATTACCTATCTGCACGGCACAGAGACGTCCTCGTGGGGCGATGAAGAAGGTCTGGCGTCATTGCTGGCATCATTAGCAGAAACAAACCCCAACCGCCTCTATATGTTCGAGAGCACGGCCCGTGGCTTCAACATGTTCCATGACATGTACGTCACAGCCAAACGCGCCAAGACCCAGAGAGCGATCTTCTGCGGCTGGTGGCGTAACGAGCTTTACTCGGTTGCCGGTGACAGCAATGTCTACAAAGCCTACTGGGACGGTCGCCTGACTCCTGAGGAGAAGGAATGGACCAAAGACATCAAGAAACTCTACGGCGTTGAGATCAACACGCGGCAGATTGCTTGGTGGCGGTGGAAGCTGGCTGAAGGAATCAAGGATGATGCCCTGATGTTCCAAGAGTTTCCGCCGACCGAGGATTATGCCTTTGTGATGACCGGTAGCTCGTTCTTCTCAAACAGCCGTATCACTGACGCAATGAAGGTGGCAAAGAAGAGGTCGTTTGATGGTTACCGGTATGCTTTCGGCAATAACTTTCAGGATACAGAAGTTCTTAAATCTTCTGAACGTCTTGCCACCCTCAAGATATGGGAAGAACCCATTGACACGGCCTATTACGTCATCGGTGCGGACCCTGCGTATGGCTCCTCCGACTGGGCTGATCGTTTTGCGATTCAAGTCTTTCGCTGCTATGCGGATGGGATGGAACAGGTTGCCGAGTTCGCTACGTCGGAACTCAACACTTACCAGTTCGCATGGGTCATCGCGCACCTTGCAGGGGCGTATAAAAACTCGACGCTCAACCTTGAAGTCAATGGCCCTGGGCAAGGGGTCATTCAAGAACTCAGGAACCTTAAAAGGCAAGCGGTGGTCCTAGGCGGTCAGCCTGGCAAAGACCTGATGGCTGTGCTGTCTTGCATGACCAACTACATCTGGCGCAAGAACGACACCCTCGGTGGCCTGACTAATTCTATCGGCTGGCTCACGACCCACGCGTCCAAAGAGCGCATGATGGGCTACACCAAGGATTACTTCGAGCGGCAGATGATGGACCTCTACTCCGAGGATCTTCTGGAGGAAATGAAAACCATCCGTCGTGAAGGCGGGGCAATCCATGCACCAGGGCGGGGTAAAGATGATCGTGTGCTTGCTACTGCTCTTGCCGTTGCAGCGTTTGCTGAACAGGTTCAACCGCAACTGATCATGCGCCGGATTACCCGCACGGTCAGCCAGACTGAAGCCAATAGCACCCCTGAGCAACTCTCGGTTGGGCGCAACGTGTCTACCTACCTCAAGAAGCTGGGGCTGTATGGGCAATGACAAAGGCTGAACTCTTCCGACAGATGGCTCGGTTTGCCAAAGACACCAATCGCGCTGTGTCGTGGGACTTTTTTGCCGAGATGACGGGGATTTCTGCCCAGCATTTGCAAGATGTGTTTGTTACTCGCAAGCACCCTATGACTGAAACGACCCAGATCAGGGTTACCCGCGCCCTTGAAAAGCTCAAGCGTGGGGATGTCACGGTCATGCAGAACCGCGACCGCACCCGTTTCCTGCAATACAACAAGGAACCAAAGCCCCGTGTGGTGCGTGATAACCGCATCGCCTTTGAAAACGGGAAGTTCAAACTTCAAATAGGGCTTAGAAACAAGTCCGATTACTCTCATCAAGACCTAAATGAACAAATAGGAGACCCAAATGGCCGTATTAAAGTCCTATAAGTGCGAAGAGCATGGATACTTCGATGCGTGGGAGCAAGCCTGTGAACACTGCGATAAAGTGCCAGAACAGGTCTTTTTGAAGCCTTTTTCGATCAAATCCGACCGTACAAAGAAGGCTGACCGCACTTTGAAGGGGTTAGCTAAAGACTTTGGCATGACCAACCTCAAGTCAACGCGTGAGGGCGAATCGCAGACCGGCTACCACACCCGCAACAACAAGCCCGTGTCTCGCCAAGAACAGGAGTTTGCCCAGCAACCCCCTAAGGGTTACGAAGCAGCCAACAACGGCGGCGTGAACTGGGGCGGTGCGGCTGGCATGACCATGCCTAGCGTCTTGGCAGGAAATGCTGTAAAGTCCGTCTACGGTGAACCGACCGGCTTCAACCCCCGCAACGTCGAAGGTTTGACAGGTCCAAAGCCAAATATGATAATGCGCGATCATGAGAACCTTTCTCTCAAGGACAGCAAATGAAGATTCCGAGTGACCCTCTCGACAGAGAATATTTTTACAATAGCTTGATCGAGAAGTGCATGGTGTCACGCGACGAGCGGCGTGCTGATTACGCGTCGCTCCGTTCCTATTATCTTTTTGGGAACTCTCCCGAAGAAGAACCGGCCCTCTACAACAAGATCTTTTCCCACATCGACCAGCTCTGCTCGTTCCT